CAGGCTGCACAGCGATGGGGTGAGAAGATGCTGCCGGAACGGGTACTCAAGGCGCTTGAGAGTCCGCAGCGTCAGAACGAGAAGTTCGACTTCCTCCACGTCGTCATGCCTCGTGGCGACCTTGACCCCGGCCGCGCAGATGCCCGAGGCAAGCCGTTCGCCTCCTACTACATCTCGGTGGCGGACAAGATGATGGTCGCCCCGGAGGGCGGCTACACGAGCTTCCCGTACTCGATCAGCCGGTACGTCACGGCACCCGAGGAGGTCTATGGCCGCAGCCCCGCGATGATGGCGCTGCCGGACATCAAGATGCTCAACGAGATGGCCAAGACCGACATCCGGGCCGTCCACAAGCTGATCGACCCGCCGATCCTGCTCCACGATGATGGGATTCTCGGTGGCGGTGCGACCACGATCAACATGCGCCCTGGTGGATTGAATGTCGGCGGTGTGAATCGCAACGGTCAGGCGATGCTCCAGCCGTTCGGCACCGGTGCGCGCGTGGACATTGCTGAAGGCAAGATGGACCAGCGCCGTGCTGCGATCGACGATGCGTTCCTCGTGACCCTGTTCCAGATTCTCGTGGAGACGCCGCGGATGACGGCCACCGAGGCGCTGATCCGTGCTCAGGAGAAGGGGATGCTGCTGACCCCGACGATGGGGCGCCAGCAGTCCGAGGCTCTGGGTCCGCTGATCGAGCGCGAGCTTGACCTCTTGATGTTCCACCGCATCCTGCCGCCGATGCCGGACATCCTGCGGGAAGCCGGTGGCGAGTACGAGATCGTCTATGACTCCCCGATGTCCCGGATGCAGCGGGCCGAGGAACTGGTGGGTGTGCAGCGCACGATGGAGCTTCTGTCTCCGTTCGCCCAGATCGACCCGACCGTGCTGGACATCTTCGACCGCGACGAGCTTGCCCGTCTGACGGCCGAGGTCTCCGGTGTCCCGACACCGGTGCTGCGCAGTCCCGAGACGATCAAGAAGATTCGCGACGACCGGGCGGCACAGGAGAAGCAGATGATGGACATGCAGGCAGCACAGCCGCTGGCTGCCGCGATGAAGGATGCCGCCCAGGCACAGAACCTGCTGCGGGGTGCTGCATGAACCTGAATCCCCTGACCCTGAAGCGCCGTCGCGCCTACGTCAAGACATTCGACAACCCCGAGGGTCGGAAGGTACTGGCGGACTTGCGCCGGTTCTGTCGGGCATCACTGCCGACAGCAGACGTTAACAATGTGCATACCACGTACCTGCTGGAAGGCAGGCGCGAGGTGTTTCTGCGGATTCAAACATATCTGAATTTGACCGAAGAAGATGTTGTTCAACTGATCGAGGATTACGAATAATGGAAACAATGATTCAACCGAAGGTAACCGGCTACCGCCAACTGACGGAAGCCGAGGTCGCGCTGATGAACGAAGGTAAAGCGTTGGCCGAGCAGTGCGGCGCGTACATCGACAAGCTGCGCACGTACGTACCTCAGAACATGGAGGGTCCGGAAGGTGGCGACGTTGGGGCGTTTCGGCCCGGCGCAACACTCGACCAGCGCTGGATCAGCATCGGCGCGACAGACCTGCAACGCGGCTTCATGGCCGTGATTCGCGGCATCGCGCAACCCACTACCTTCTGAGGATTACAATGACTGAAGCTGCTGCCGCCCTGTCGGGCGATAACGGTAGCGCCGATACCGGTGCTGCTGCAATAACGACCACCGGAACCCAAGCAACTCCGTGGAACGCGGGGTTTGATGAGGACACCCAAGCCTACGTGGGCGTGAAGGGCTGGCAGTCGCCGGCTGACCTGCTGTCAAGCTACCGGAACCTGGAGAAGTTCGCCGGTGGGTCCAAGGCGCTCGTGGAACTGCCGGGTGAGGATGCCGATCCGCAGAAGATCAACGACTTCTACGCGAAACTCGGTCGCCCGGACTCGCCGGACAAGTACGACCTGAAGATGCCCGCTGACGCGGACCCCAAGATCACCGACGCCTACAAGACCATTGCCCACAAGCACGGGCTGTCCGCCAAGCAGGCAGCCGGGGTCTATGGTGACTGGAATGAACTGGTCATAGGTCTGGGGCAGCAGTCGGAAGCTGAAATGGAGGCAGCCTCGGAGCGCGAGGTCACTGACGTCAAGAAGGAGTGGGGTCAGGCATTCGAGCAGAACCTTGACGCCGGCCGTCGCGCGGCTGCGGCGCTCGGCTACGACCAGGCGAAGCTGGACGCGATGGAAGCGAAGCTCGGCACCGCGGAAACCTTGCGCCTGTTCGCCACGCTCGGGTCGAAGATGGGCGAGGATTCGTTCGCCGGGGGTGAGCGCGAAGGCACCTCGTTCGCCCTGTCGCCGGCTACCGCGAAGCAGCAGATCGCGGACCTGAAGATGGACAATCAGTTCATGGCGAAGTACCTGAATGGTGACAAGGATGCGATCGCCAAGATGACCCGACTCATGGAGTCCGCTCATGGATAAGGCGACCGTGCGACTGGAGTTGCTGAAGCTCCTGATCCCCCAGGCGTCACGAGTCGGGATCACGACACCTGACCACACCATCGAGATTTGCAAAAAGTTCGAGGATTATGTATCCTCGAATAGCGAGGAAGTACCGGCCTCGCAAGCGTCAGGAAAATCGGGTCGGCCTGCAAAGACAACCGACAACAAGGTGCCTGCGTTTCTAGACCCCGCTCAAGCGGACAAGTCGATCTCTACCGGACAGACTTGATCCATTTTTTAGCGAGGTCTCATCATGAGCTTTGAAGTCACGACTGCTTTTGTACAGCAGTACACCACCAATGTTGCCCTGCTGCTCCAGCAGCGCGGTTCCAAGCTGCGCGACTACTGTACCGTCGGCAGCTATACCGGCAAGGCCGCCAAGGCCGTCGAACAAGTCGGCGCAGTGACCGCACAGGTCCGCACCAGCCGCCACTCCGATACGCCGCTCATCTCCACCCCGCACGATGCTCGTTGGGTTTTCCCGACCGACTACGAGTGGGCCGACATGATCGACGATCAGGACAAGCTGCGCATGCTGATCGACCCGACCAGTTCGTACGCCACCAACGGCGCCTACGCCCTCGGCCGTGCGATGGACGACCTGATCGTCACTGCGGCTCTGGGTGACGCCAAGACCGGCGAGAACGGCACCACGACCACCGGGTTTGCCACGGCCACGCAGCAGATCGCCGCTGCCGCCAGCGGTCTCACCATCGCCAAGCTGCGCGCTGCGAAGAAGATTTTCATGCGCAACGAAGTCGATATGGACATGGACCAACTGTGCATCGCGGTCACTGCCGAGCAGATCGAAGACCTGCTGGCGACTACCGAGGTGACGTCGAGCGACTACAACACCGTCAAGGCTCTCGTTCAGGGCAACGTGGACACCTTCATGGGGTTCAAGTTCATCCAGATCGAGCGCCTGGGTGTCGATGGTTCCAGCGCCCGTCGTGTCATCGCCTGGGCCAAGTCCGGCCTGCACGTCGGCATGTGGAACGACATCAACACCCGCATCGGTGAGCGCGCCGACAAGTCGTACTCGACGCAGGTGTACGTCAAGGGAACCTTCGGTGCGACGCGAGTCGAGGAAAAGAAGGTCGTTGAAATCCTCTGTACCGAGTAAGGGAGAACTGACATGGCAACAACCTATGCAGTAGAAGTCGCAGGGATCAGTACGATCCCGACCACCCAGAACAGCGGTGGTTTCCAGGGCGCCCGTGTTCGCTGTTTCCGCGCCACGATCCCGTACGACGGTCAAGCCTCGGGCGACGACATCGTGCTGGCTCGCGTGCCGGCCGGCTACACGTTCGCCTACGGCATGATCGTTGCGTCGGCTACGGCCGGCGCCTCGGCCACCATCGCCATCGGCGTCTCGGGTGCCACGGGCAAGTACCGCACGGCCGCAACCTTCACCGCCGCCAATACGCCGACTCTGTTCGGCAATGCGGCTGCGATGGATGATGCGGCGCTGACGGCCGCCGAGACGGTGCTGGCGACTGTCGGCACTGCGGCACTGCCGAACAGTGCGGACTACGCGGTCGCGTACCTGTACTACATCGCGCCGTAACGACAAGGGGCTTCGGCCCTTTGTCCATTGAGGGGCCGGAATGTCATCGATCATCGACGTCTGCAACAAGGCACTCGACAAACTCGGGCAAAACCCGATCATCAGCTTGACTGATGGCAACAAGGCCGCGAACCTGTGCTCGCGCAACTGGCCTCTCGTGCGCGATCAAGTGCTGCGCGAACACCCGTGGAACTTCGCCATGAAGCGCGACATTCTGGCTCCGAGCACCGATGCTCCGGCATGGGGTTTCGAGAATCAGTTCCCGCTGCCGGCCGACTGGTTGCGCCTGGTCGAGATTCGTGACCTCTCGACCGGTGAGTATCAGGTCGAGAGCAACACGATTCTCGCCAATGCTGACGCGCTCTATGTGCGCTACATCTTCCGCCAAGAAGACCCGAACAAGTACGACGCTTTGTTCATTGACGCGGTGGCCTCGTGTCTTGCGATCGAACTCGCAGAACCCCTGACTCAGAGTATTCAGAAAAAGCAACTGGCGATGCAGATGTACGTGGAGTCGCTGGTGGCTGCCAAACGCATCGACGGTCAGGAGAACCCGCCTGTCCAGTACGAGGAAGACGACTGGATCAAGGTGAGGTACTGATATGGCGAAGTCGAGTCCGATCCTCAACGCCTTCAATGCCGGCGAACTGTCGCCTGAGTTCAAGGGGCGCATTGATCTGGAGAAGTTCCGCAAGGGATGCGAGCGCCTGGAAAACTTTCTGCCGCGCATTCACGGACCGGCGCGCAAGCGTCCCGGAAGCCGCTTTGTCAATGAGGTCAAGGACTCAGCGGACCGCGCACGCCTGATCCCGTTTGAGTTCAGCACCACCCAAGCCTACGTGCTGGAATTCGGTGACGAGTACGTCCGGTTCTACGCGAACGGAGGTGTGGTGCTCGATGGTGGCGTACCTTACGAGATCGTCAGTCCCTACGCGCACACAGACCTCGACCAGCTTGACTATGCGCAGTCGGCCGACGTCATCTACATCACGCACCCTGACTACCCGCCCTACAAGCTGGCACGCATCGCTGCGACCAACTGGACGATGACCGAGGTCGATTTCGACTGGCCGCCCTTTGGTGACGAGAACACCGGCGCCATCACCATCACGGCATCGGCAAGTGTTGGTGCGATCACGCTCACGGCATCGGCGTCGTTGTTCGTTGCGGCCGACGTCGGGTCGTACTTCAAAATTTCCGAGGTCATCGCCAGCAAGCACAACCAATGGACCTCAGGCACGGTGGTCGCCGCCGGCGCGACTCGATATTACCTCGACAACCTCTACATCTCCCCTGGCGGTGGCACCACGGGCACCCGTCCGCCGATCCATACGGATGGCACCGAGAGTGACGGAGTGGTGATGTGGACCTACTTACACAGCGGGGCCGGTTACGTACTGGTCACAGGCTTCACGAGCGCCACGGTAGTGAACGCCGCGGTGCAGCGGTATCTGCCGACCACCAGTGCCACGGCCAAGTGGTCCGAGGGTGCGTGGTCTGCCCGCCGCGGCTACCCGAACTCGGTCTGCTTCTACGAGGATCGCCTGTGGTTCGGTGGCTCGGCGTTCAAGCCTCAGACTCTGTGGGCCTCGGTCAGCAGTGACTACGAGAACCACAAGTACGGGACCAAGGACGACGATGCGCTGAACTACACGATCAACTCGCAAGACAGCAACACGATTCAGTGGCTCTCTCTTGGCAACGTGCTGGCGATCGGCACGAACAACGGCGAGTTCACCCTGAGCGCGCAGCAGATCAGCGATGCCGTGACGCCGACGAATGTAC